ATTCTTCAACTGTTTGACCATTATTTGATTAAGTCCCTCCAACTCTTCTGTGCTAATAAGAGCAAACATAAGATCAGCAGTGGCAGGGAGACCAAAAGATTCACTTGTGTCAGTAAGATTAGGGTCAGAACTAGCAAAACCAGACCTAGTAGTTTGCGTAGCTGAGACAATTGGAAGACTAAATTCAACAGCAAGTCCTCTAAGTTCTTCTGCGATTGCTTTGACATAAGAATATGAATTTACATTTACTGCTGTTCTATACCTAGAAGAAGCACAAATGTTTAGGTAATCTACAAATATTATATCAGGAGAGAAAGATTTTTTCAACTTTAACTCTTGTAATAGTGACTTGAAATGTCCACAATGTGCTGATGCAGTAGGATATTCCTTGACAATCAACTTACCCTCTGTCTTTTTAGATAAACTTGTTATCTTTTTATTGAATATCTTCTCAGGTAATTCTGCAATGTCTTTTATATTTGTGTCAAGTAGGTTTGCATCTATCCTCTCTGCAATCTTTTCCTCTGCCATCTCAAGAGTGATATACAGGACATTTTTACCCTGTACAAGACATGAACTAGCAACATGGCACATGAATAAAGACTTACCAACACCAGTACCAGCGAGAGCGATATTGAGAGTCTTATCAGAGATCCCACCTGAGGTAATTTTGTTGAAGTATTCGAGATCAAATGGTATTTTGTTCTCGACTCTGTGGTAGTAAGCATAACGATCCTCCGAATCATCTATGTAATCATGACCAACATGTTGGTCGAATCCAACTGCCAGTGCATCTGACAGTATAGCAGGGATTGCTTCTGGTTTCTTGTGTTCATCTTGCCCATCAGCAATCTGTATACTCTTGATAAGTGCTAAGTATATCGCTCTCTGTTTACACCAATCTTCTGTAGTATCAAGCAACCATTTTGACTCTGACACTTCCGTATCAAGTGCAGATATAAGTTGTTCTATATTTTTATACTCCTCCTCAGTAACATCTACTCGTTTTTCTACCTCAATATGCAAGACTTCTTTAGTAGGAGTCTTATCATATTCATTCAAAAACTTTGCAACCTCTTCAAAAACAATACGATCTGTCCTTTCTTCAAAATAATCAGGTTCGATGAAAGGTATGACCTGTCGTGTGTATGTTTCGTTGTGAATAAGATTTTTGAGGATGGTAAGAGGAACTCTTTCCGTCACTTATTCACCTCCATATGTAAACTCTTTGACTGATACCTCATCTAATGCTTGCATTAGTTCTGGTGTAAAATACTTCTCAGGATTTTTGTATATCTCTTTAGCATATACTTTCTTACCATCAATTTCATACCTATTAGCAACCTTCTTTATAACACCATGCTTCTCTGCAAGATCTAGCAGTCCATAGTATCTATCCAAACCACGTTCATCATAGTATAGACGTATAGAAACTTGACGATTCTCTCTACTTAGACGAGACTTGACAGTCTTCGCTTTGATAATATTTCCGATGACTTCCGTGCCATCCTTTTCTTTTCCCTTGCTGAGATATATGATTGTACTTGCTGCGTACTTGAGTCCACTACCTCCTCCCATTTCTTTAGTTGGAACATAAGCTCCGATGACATCGTATGTATGATTTGTGACAATGAGTGGGACATTTGCTTGACCTAATTTGAGAGTTAACATTCTAAATGCACCCTTCACAAGTTGAGATTTAGTCATGTCACGGACTTGCTTATCATCCAGTGCATCTTTGATCTCTTTCTCTGTGGAGAGCATGCCAAGAGAGTCTAATACAAACATCATAGGTTTTCTATCTGATTCTTCCAAACCAAGATATTTGTCTACGACGGTTAGTGCTCTGTTACGAAACTGTTCTATTGTAACTACATTTATAATACCTACACGTTCTAGGTCTATACCACGAGACTCTAACAATCCTTTTGTGATTGCAGACTCTGTGTCAAAATACATAACACCACCATCAGGATGCTTGTCTAAGAAGTTCTTGACGATTGCGAGGGAGAAGTAAGTCTTTCCTGTTGAGGTTTCTCCAGCAATGGCTGTAATCTTATTGCCACTAACGCCACCGAAGACACTGCCACTAACAAGAGCGTTGAGTATGTAAGAACCTGTGTCAACTGTTCTCTCCGTATCATCGATTTTGTTCGCAACCGTGGCGTAATCATCTCCAATCTCCTTGATAACGTCTTTTAAAAAATCCATTAGTTTTTATTTGGGTAATAAACTTCCACATATGATTCACATTTAGGACATGTGAATGTAGAGACTATAGAATAGTCTTCCTCACATCCATAGTCTGATCCATCGAAGTCACAACCCCAGATCAGTTCTGTTTGACAGTGCCAACAATTCATATGCCAAGAAGTTTACGTTGTCTTTCAAAGTATCCGTGGAGAATCCATGAACTGCTGTTCATTTTATCTGTACCACCGATACCCCATTCAAACTTAACTCTATCATTGTTTTGGAATTTGTCAAGTTCTGGGGTGTTCCCCTTGCCTCTGTCTCCACCGTTGCAAAAGATAACTTCCTGTGCTATATCAAGACACTTATCTATTGCACCACAGGCAGAATCATCAGCATCATCCCATGATATCACAGCGTCGACCATATCTAAATGTCTTATTATATCTGCTCGCTCTGTCCAACTTTGAAAATACTGACCCTTCTTTCTAGTCAACCATGGATCACCATTCAAACCAACCACTAAGTAGTTTGATAGATCTTTTGCTCTAGCAAAATATTGTATATGACCACTGTGGATAGGATCAAACCCACCCGTGACCAAACTCACTTTTTCAAAAAACATTATGCTACAATACCGTGTTTTTCTCTGAGTATTTTCTTGTAAGGTAAACCTTGATCTTTATACTCCTTCACCAATGCTAATTTTTCGTACAAATCAGCACATTGTTTTTCAGATTTTCTGCACTTCCATAGCGAGTATACGATGTAGTCAAACTCTTTGTCGTCTATAGGTAAGTCCATAACATGATGTAAAATTATATTATAGCATCACATGAAAAAACTTTCAAGTGTTGCTTGTCTTTCTACTGACCACCCTATTGCATCTAAAACTGCCTTGAGAGGTTCAACAAAACTCTTCTCAAACATCAAAGTGTAATCGATGTATTTGTTCAGTCCTAGTTCTGTAGGAAAATCACCATTGAAAGATATTACGTTCTCTTGAATCGGATTAGGTTTTGTTAGATAACAAAATTTAATCTTATCTCCATTTTGTATGTATGAGTATTTGTTTTCTAATTTATATTTTTTGACGTAGTGATTATGCAGTAAAGATCCTCTAACATGTATGGGAGTTCCCTTTGTATAGATTGAAAAATTACTATGATATTTGTCCACATTGTTACAAGACCTAGGGAAGGCAACTAAAGCAGGATTCATATTTTTGAATTTAGTTCTCATGTCATCAATATAATCTATTACATTATCTTCTGTACCACTCATTATAAGTTTCAAAGCATCCTTTATCATCTCTCTACATGGTGCAGGAGTAGAAGATTTGACTGCTTCTATTCCCATAATTTTCAACTTAGGTTCTGCAAACCTCACACCTTCTATGTCCCATGCATTTAGAATGTATCTTTTCTTCGCTGTCCATATACCTCTCTCTGCTATTGTCTCACGCTTCATAAACATTTTCTGTTCAAAGGCATTGACGTACGTGGCCAACGCTTCGTAAGAACTCGAAATATACCGTTCAAGTTCCACTTCACAGACCTTATCAAGGAACCCAACAATACCCTCAGTAGTCTTCTCTCGTTCTTTGTATATAACTTCAACCAGAGGACCCATGTGCAAATAGATAGAGTCAGTGTCACTAGCAATAACATAATCAATCTCCTTAGTTTTTAGTAATTTGTTCATGTACTTGTTCATTCTATTCTCAATCCAGCGAATAGAGAACTGACCGCCTAGCGTTATAGCTTCAGCGTTCTCTAATTTATAATACCTGAAATAGTTGTTACCGATAGCACCATAAGCACTGTTTAGTTGTATCTTTTTTGCCATCTGTATATTATTACATCTAGATATCTCTCTTTCTAATTCTTTAGTAGGGTTCTTCTCGTATGCTTTCTTTGCTTTGATCATCTTCTTCTTGAAGACAACACGTTCACTGTATATTTTGTCCATCAACTTAGGTAGGAACCCTTGTTTCTCTGTAGTAAACATGGCACCATTAGGACACACAGTCACACCATCTAAACCAGATAGGTCTACCTCTTCATTCAGTAACTTATCAACACTTACATTAGGATATCTCTCATCTAGAAGAGTTTCTGGAGATATATTGTACTGCATAATAAGATGAGGATACAAACTATTGAGGTCAAAAGAAACAACCCAGTCGTAAATACCGGGTTTAGGTTCTTTGACATACGCTCCAGCATACTTTTCACTTTTTGATTCATCTTTCTTTGGTGGTATAACAATACCTTTTCGTTTTAGGTCATTATATATTATCATATCCCACATCCGAACCTGATAGAAGACATCAGTAAAGTTTACTTTAGCATCGAACGCCATAGTTACAGCAAGTTCAATCAACTTCATCTTCTCTTCCAGAGCATCAACAAGTCTAACGTCTTGGATGTTGTAATCTACAAATTTATTCCATGCTTTAGTATAAAAATCTTTGAATGTGTCATACTCAGAGTGATCTAACTTCTTCTTACCTAGTTCTACTTCACCAATGTAATCTAGTTTGTATGACTCCTGTGCTTTGTATGTAAACTTACGATATAAGTCAAGGTAATCTAAAACTGTGACACCACCAATATCATATACGGTGTGTGCTCTACCCTGTAGATAAATTTCTTCATGAGTTACTAGACCCCATGGTGATAATTTTTTACATGACTTCTCACCTAGAACTCTGGTAATTCTTTTAGCAAGATATGCTATATCATATAACTGACAGTTCCATCCTGTCACAACTTCTGGTGGATTTGCTGACCAGTATGTTATAAAATGCTGGAGCATATCATACTCATCATTACACTGCACATACTTGACCATCTTGTCATTATGATGGTAAGGACCTACACCGAATGTCAATATCCTTTTAGTAGCATAGTCCTGTAGTGTGATGCAAAGCATCTCCTCATCACATGCCTGTACTGTAGGGAATCCCTTCTCTGATTTGACCTCAATATCAATCGTTACAAGTTTGATCTTGTTGATATCAAATACTATTTCCTTCTCTGGGTATTTGTCAGAGATATATTGATAGATGTATCTGTTGTTTCCAAATATTTCAAATCCTTTTACCTCACCATGTGTCCTATAAAATTCTCTACAGTCTCTTACAGAACCAGGTTTGACACTCTGTA